ATGACCATTGCCGAACTGCTGCCGCCGGCCGTGGAGCCGGTGACGCTTGCCGAGGCGAAGGCGCATCTGCGCCTCGACGCCGCCGACGAGGATGCGCTCGTATCCGCGCTGATCCGCGCGGCACGCGAATATCTGGAGGCCACGACGGGGCTTTGCCTGATTGCGCGACCCTTGCGGCTCTATCTCGACGACTGGCCCGAGACGCGGGTGATTCAGATTGCCAGAGGGCCGGTGCAAACCATTGAGATGGTGACGGTTTATGATGCGACCGGGCTGCCGGTCGCTGCCGATGTGACCGGCTACCGGCTCGACGGCGCGGCGCGCCCGGCGCGGCTGCTACTGCCGGCGCGCCCGGATACGGACCGCGCGCTCAACGGCATCGAGATCGATTTCACCGCCGGCTTTGGCGAAAGCGGCGCGAACGTACCGGACGGGCTGAAGCGGGCGCTGCTCATGCATGTGGCGGCGATGTTCGAGCTGCGCGGCGTGCTTTCGCCGGTGGACCAGCCGGGCACGGTGCCGGCGGGTTACGACCGGCTGGTGGCGCCCTACCGGCTGCGGAGGCTGTGATGGCGAAGGTAAGGATCATCGATCCCGGCGCGCTCTCGGCGCGGCTGACGCTGGAGGGGCCGGTCGAGACGCCGGACGGGCAGGGCGGCGCCGAACGCGGCTTTGCGGCGCTGGCGACGCTCTGGGCGGCGATCGAGCCGGTGGCGGCACGGGCGGACGAGGCGGCGGGCACGCTGCCGGTGACGGTGACGCACCGCATCTGGCTGCGGCACCGGGGCGACCTTGCCGGCGGCATGCGGCTGCGGAAGGGGGCGCGGATCTTCGCCATCCATGCGTTCCGCGATCCGGACGAGACGGGGCGTTACATGCTCTGCGACTGCGAGGAGATCCGGCCATGAGCGCGGCATCGGCCCTGCAGAGGGCGATCTTCGCCAGGCTCTCCGGCGATGCGGCGCTGACGGCGCTGGTCGGGGCGAACGGCATCACCGACCGCAGGCCCGACGGGCCGGCGACGCCGCTCCTTGTCATCGCGGGCATCGACAGCACCGACCATTCGACGGCGAGCGAGGCGGGCGAGGAACATATCGTGACGCTGGAGGCCTGGTCCGAGGCGGCGGGGCACCGGCAGGCGCAGGCGATTGCCGCGGCGGTGCGCGCGGCGCTCGACGACGCGGTGCTGGTCATCGCCGGGCACCATCTCGTCCTGCTCTTCCACCGCGATACGCGGCTGCGCCGTGACGGCAAGTCCCGCTTCCACCGCGCGGAAATGCGCTTCCGGGCGGTGACGGAGCCGCATGCCTGACACCTCATTTTCGGAAAGGACCTTGCCATGGTGGCACAGAAGGGGCGCGAGCTCCTCATCAAGATCGACAACGGGGCGGGTTTCGTCACCGTTGCGGGGCTGCGCTCGAAGCGGCTGTCGTTCAATGCGCAGCTTGTCGATGTGACGGATGCGGAATCGGCGGGGCGCTGGCGCGAACTGCTGGGTGGGGCGGGCGTGCAGCGCGCGGCCCTGTCCGGCGCCGGTATCTTCAAGGACCAGGCTTCGGACGCGCTGGTGCGCGCGCTGTTCTTTGCCGGCACGATCGTCGCCTGGCAGATCGTGATCCCGGATTTCGGCACGGTCGCGGGGCCGTTCCAGATCGCCGCGCTGGACTATTCCGGCGCGCATGACGGCGAAGTGGTCTTCGAGATCGCGCTGGAATCGGCCGGGCTCCTCACCTTCGGGGCGCTCTGATGGGCGCGCGGGCGAACCGGCACCGCGGCGAGATCGAGGCCGTCTTCGACGGCGAGCGGCGCGTGCTGTGCCTGACGCTCGGTGCGCTGGCGGAGCTGGAGACGGCCTTTGCCGCCGACAGCCTAATGGGGCTGGCGGAACGCTTCTCCTCCGGGCGGCTGAAGGCCGACGATCTCATCCGCATTCTTGGCGCGGGGCTGCGGGGTGGGGGCAATCTTTATTCCGACGAGGAGGTTTCCGCGATGGCGGTGGCGGACGGGCTCTCCGGTTTTGCGCGTATCGCGGCCGAACTGCTGCAGGCGACATTCGGGCCGGGCGTGGAGGCGCGGCCGGAAAACCCTCCGGGGCCGCATCCGGGCTGAACGGCGAGAGGGCGGCCTTTCCCTGGGAGGCGGTGCTCCATGCCGGGCTCTGCCGGATGCGGCTTTCTGCAAAGGATTTCTGGGCGATGACGCCGCGCGAGCTGGCCTTCGCGCTCGGTGTGCTGCGGCCTGTGCCGTCGGCGCCCGGACGCAATGCGCTAGCCGCGCTGATGCGCGCCTTTCCCGACCACAAGGAGTGAACCATGGCGGATGCGGATGACAGACCTCTTTCCGGCACGCTCGACGATGCCGGACAGCTTTCGGCGGTCTTCGACGACCTGGAGGCGCGTTCACGCTCCTTCGGCTCGGCGCTGACCAATGCGCTGAAGGGTGCGGTCGTCGACGGCAAGGGGCTAGAGGGCGTGCTGCGCGGGCTGGCGCTGCGCATGAGCGACATTGCGCTTTCGGTGGGGCTGAAGCCGCTGGAAGGGTTTTTGTCGTCGGGTCTTTCCGGGCTGCTCGACGGCGCCACGCCCTTCGCCAAGGGTGGGGTCGTCGCCTCGCCGACCTATTTCGGAACGGGCGGCGGGCTCGGACTGATGGGCGAGGCGGGGGCGGAGGCGATCCTGCCCTTGAAGCGCGGGCCGGACGGGGCGCTGGGCGTCGCGAGCGATGGTGGCGGGGCGCGCATCGTCTTCAACGTGACGGCGCAGGATGCGGCGAGTTTCCGCAAATCCGAGGGGCAGATCTCGGCCATGCTGACACGCGCCGTGGGGCGCGGGCAGCGCAGTTTGTGAGGGCGAGGGGCTAGGGAATTTACGGAGAGAAGGCATGGCGGGGTTTCATGAGGTGCGGTTTCCGCTGCGTGTCGCGCTCGGCACCAGCGGCGGGCCGGTGCGGCGTACGGATATCGTCAGCCTTTCCAACGGGCGCGAGAACCGCAACCGCCGCTGGCACGATGCGCGGCGGCGTTACGATGCGGGCTCGGGCGTGCGCTCGGTCGCGGATCTCTATGCGGTGCTCGCCTTCTTCGAGGCACGGGCGGGGCAGTTCAACGGTTTCCGCTTCCATGACCCGGTGGACCACAAATCCTGTGCGCCGGGCGGGACGGTGAGCGCCATGGACCAGCAGATCGGCACGGGGGACGGCGCGACGGCGGCCTTCCAGCTCGTCAAGCGCTATGCGGATGCCGGCGGGGAGACGGTGCGGACCATCGACAAGCCGGTCATGGGCACGGTGGTCGTCTCCGTGGCGGGCAGCCTGCGGCCGGCGGCGGACTATACGGTGAACCACGCAACGGGTGTCGTCACCTTCAAGCCGGGCAAGATACCGGCCTCGGGCGCCATCCGGGCCGGCTACGCGTTCGACGTGCCGGTGCGTTTCGACACGGACCGCATCGATATCGATCTCGCGCAGTTCGATGCGGGGCGCATCCCGTCGATTCCGCTGGTGGAGATAAGGCCATGAGGACGATCCCGGACGGGTTGCAGGCGCATCTCGACGGTGAGGCGACGACGCTTTGTCATGCCTGGCGGGTGACGCGGCGCGACGGCGTGGTGATGGGCTTTACCGATCATGACCGCGACCTCTCCTTCGGCGGGCTTTCCTATCTCGCTGCGAGCGGCTTCGAGGCGAGCGAGGCGGAGGACGGCAACGGGCTTTCGGCCGAGGGCGGCGATCTCTCAGGCGGCTTTTCGGCGGAGGCGATCCGCGCCGAGGACCTTTCGGCCGGGCGTTATGACGGGGCGAAGGTCGAGGTCTATATGGTCAACTGGCAGGACCCGGCCCAAAGGCTGCTGTTGCGTACCGCCGAACTCGGCGAGGTGCGGCGCGAGGGCGGGCTTTTTCGTGCGGAGCTGCGGCGGCTGACGCACCGGCTGGACCAGGTGCGCGGGCGCATCTACGGGCATCGCTGCGACGCGGTGCTGGGTGACGGCCGGTGCTGTGTGAACGTGGCGGCGCCGGCCTTCCGGGCGACGGCGACAGTGGGCACGGTGCTCGACGACATGCGGCTGCGGGTGAGCGGGCTGTCCGGCTTTGCCGAGCGGTTCTTCCGCTACGGCGTGCTCACCTTCACGAGCGGCGCTGCGGCGGGGCTGACGGCGGATATCGAGGACCAGCGCAAGGTTTCGGGCGGTGACGAACTGACCTTCTGGTTACCGGTGCCGGCCGGGGTGGTCGCGGGCGACGCGATGCAGGTGACGGCGGGATGCGACAAGCGCTTTGCCACCTGCAAGGCGAAATTCTCCAACGGGCTGAATTTTAGCGGTTTTCCGCACATGCCGGGTAGTGATTTCACCTATGGCTATGCCGATGGCGAGACGGTGCATGACGGGAGGCCGCTCTATGCGTGAGATGCTGCGGGATGAGGGGCAGGATACCGGCGCGCGCGTCGTCACCATCGCCCGCAGCTTCATCGGCACGCCCTACCGGCATCAGGGCGCGCTGAAGGGGGTCGGTTGCGATTGCCTCGGGCTGGTACGCGGGGTCTGGCGGGAGCTTTACGGGGCGGAGCCGGAAATGCCAGGCGCCTATGCCGCGGACTGGGCGGAGCGGGCGGGCGCGGAGCGGCTGCTGGAAGCGGCGGCACGGCATTGCGGGGCGGCGCTGCCTGCGGCGGCGCTGCGGCCGGGCGATATCCTGATCTTTCGCTGGCGGGCAGGGGTGGCGGCCAAACATGCCGGCATCGCGGCGCCCGACGCGCATTTCATCCATGCCTATGAGCAGGCGGCGGTGATCGAATCGCCGCTCGTGCCCGCATGGCGGCGGCGGATCGCCGGCGTCTTCCGCTTTCCGGAGATTTCCTGATCCATGGCGACACTTCTCTTCCAGGCCGCGGGCGCGACGCTCGGCGGCTTTTTCGGGCCGTTCGGCGCCGTGCTCGGCCGGGCCGTCGGGGCGCTGGCGGGCTCGGCGGTCGACCGCTCGCTGCTGGGCGGCATGACGAAGATCCCGGGCGCGCGGCTGAACGACGGGCGCGTTCCGGGGGCCGAGGAAGGCACGGCGATGAGCCGCGTCTACGGCACGGCGCGTGTCGGCGGCACGCTGATCTGGGCGACGCGCTTCGAGGAGGACGTCTCCGTCGAGCGCGCGGGCGGCAAGGCGAGCGGGCCGCGGGTCGAGACCTTCAGCTACTTCGCCAATTTCGCCGTCGGCGTGTGCGAGGGGCCGATCGCCGGCATAAGGCGCGTCTTCGCGGATGGGCGGGAGATCGACCTGACAGGCATCGAGATGCGCGTCCATCGCGGCACCGCCGACCAGGCGCCCGATCCGCTGATTCTCGCCAAGCAGGGGGCGGGCAATGCGCCGGCCTATCGCGGACTTGCCTATGTCGTCTTCGAGCGGCTGCCGCTCGACACGTTCGGCAACCGTATCCCCATCCTGCAGTTCGAGGTGCTGAGGCCGGTCGGCTCGCTGGAGGGCAAGGTGCGGGCGGTGACGCTCATTCCGGGTTCGAGCGAACACGGCTACGACCCGCAACTGGTGACGGAGAAGATCGCGGCCGGCAAGGCGCGCAACATGAACCGCAACACGCTGGTGGCGGCGACGGACTGGGTGGCCTCGATCGACGAGTTGCAGGCGCTGTGCCCCGGCCTCGAACGGGTCGGTCTGGTGGTTGCCTGGTTCGGCACGGACCTTCGGGCCGGCCAGTGCCGCATCCTGCCGGGGGTGGAGGCATCCGCCCGGCAGGAGGAGAGCAAGCCATGGACGGTTTCCGGCATCGCACGCGAAGACGCCTATGTGGTGAGCCGGGTCGAGGGTCGGCCGGCCTATGGCGGCACGCCCTCGGATGCGAGCGTGATCGCGGCCATCCGCGACCTGAAGGCGCGGGGGATCGAGGTCTATCTCTACCCGTTCCTGATGATGGACGTGCCGATCGACAACACGCTGCCGGATCCCTATGGCGGCGCGCGGCAGGCGCCCTATCCCTGGCGCGGGCGCGTCACCTGCCATCCGCCATCGGCCGACGGGACAGTTTTGGCGCGCGACCAGGTGAACGCATTCGTCGGCGCGGCCGGGGCGGGGAGTTTTGCCGTTTCCGGCGAGACGATCACCGGGCCGACCGGCGACGAGGGGTTCCGGCGGCTGATCCTGCACTATGCGCTGCTGGCGGAGGCCGCCGGCGGGGTGGACGGGTTCCTGATCGGCTCGGAAATGCGCGGGCTGACATGGCTGCGCGACGGGAGCGGGGCCTTTCCCTTCGTCGACGCGCTTGGCACACTTGCGGGCGACGTGCGGGCGATCCTCCGGCCGGGTACGAAGATCACCTACGGCGCGGACTGGAGCGAATATTTCGGCTACCAGCCGCCGGACGGCAGCGGCGAGGTGCGCTACCATCTCGACCCGCTCTGGGCGTCCCCGGCGATCGATGCCGTCGGCATCGACAACTACATGCCGCTGTCCGACTGGCAGAATGCCGACACGCTGGCCGGCAATCCGGACGGGTTCCGCCACTGCGAGGACATGGCAGCCATGCGCGCCATGATCGCGGGCGGGGAAGGTTTCGACTGGTATTACCCCGACGCGGCGGCGCGGGTGGCGCGCGAGCGTGTGCTTATCACCGACGGCATGGCGGGAAAGCCCTGGGTGTTCCGCTACAAGGACCTCGAGAGCTGGTGGGGCAACCGCCACTACGAGCGGGGACCGGGCGGAGCGGAACTCTCTGGCCACACGGCCTGGGTGCCGCGTTCCAAGCCGATCTGGTTCACCGAACTCGGCTGCCCGGCGGTCGACAAGGGGCCGAACCAGCCGAACGTTTTCGTCGATCCGAAGAGTTCGGAAAACGCGCTGCCCTATCATTCCGGTGGCGCGCGCAATGACAGCATTCAGCGGCGCTTTCTCGATGTGCATCACGGCTGGTGGCAGGGCGGCGGGCCGGAGGCGGGCATGGTCGATCCGGGCCATGTCTTCGTCTGGACCTGGGATGCGCGGCCCTATCCGGCCTTTCCCGAGGACACGGCGCTCTGGTCGGACGGGCTCAACTGGCAGCGCGGGCACTGGCTGAACGCGCGGCTCGGGGCCGGGACGGTGGCGGATGTGATCGCGGCCATCCTGAAGGATCACGGTTTTCACGATTTCGACGTCTCGGGCGTCGCGGGGGATCTTTCCGGTTTCGTACAGGCCGACCAGACCTCGGCGCGCGCCCTGATCGAGCCGCTGATGGAGGCGTTCCAGATCGATGCGCTGGAGGCGAACGGCAGGCTTGTCTTCCGCTCGCGGCTGAAATCTGCATTGCCACCGGCGCAGATCAGCGTGCTTGCCGAACGGCCGGAGGAGGCGCTGTTCGAGGAGAGCCGCGGGCATCTCAGCGATTTTGCGGGCGAGGCGATCCTCGATCATTTCGACGATTCGGGCACCTATGCGCGTGTGACGGCGCGCTCGCGCCGCATGGCGGGGGAGAACGATCGCGTGTTGCGGCTGGCGCTGCCGGCGGTGCTGCATGCGGGGGCGGCCGCGGCAAGCGTCGAGGCGGCGCTCCGCGACCAGCGGGCCGGGCAGCGGCGGCTCACCTTCCGCCTGCCGCCGACGGCGATGGGCGTGACGCCGGGCGACATCGTGCGGCTGGCCGACGGGCCGGAAGGGCGCTTCCTCGTCACCGGCATCACCGACGGGCTGGTGCGTGAGGTGGAGGCGCGGGCGATCGCGGCCGGGGAAAGCCCGGCGCCATTGCTGCTGGACGGCCGCGGGCGGGCGGTCGGCGGCGCGGGACCGGGGCCGGGCGATGGCTTCGCGCCGGACGTCGTTTTTCTCGATCTGCCGGTCCTCGGGTCGGGCGGGGCGCAGGACTTTGCGCGTGTCGCAGCCTATGCGCAGCCGTGGCGATCGATGATCGTGTCGAGTTCCGGAGGCAGCGAGGGCTACCGCAGCCGCGTGCGGCTGGACCGGCCGGCGCGGATCGGCACGTTGGTCGCACCGCTGGCGGCGGGCGTCGTCGGGCGGTTCGATCCGGGGCGGGCGGTCGTGCTCGACCTGCCCTCCGGCGGGCTTTCCGCGGTCGAGACGCTTGCCATGCTGAACGGTGCCAACCGGCTTGCGATCAGGGCCGGCAACGGGGCCTGGGAAATCATCGGCTTTGCCGGGGCGAGCGAGATCGCGCCGGGGCGGTGGCGGCTCACCGGGCTGCTGCGTGCCCTCAATGGCACGGAGGACGCCATGGCGTCCGGCCATGCAGCGGGCGCGCGGGCGGTGGTGCTGGACGATGCCGTCGTGCCGCTCGGCCTCGACGTGGAGGAGGTGGGGCGGCCATCGAACTGGCTGGTCGAGCCTGTCGGCATGACGCCGGGGCAGGCGGGACCGTTCGTCTTTGCCGGCGGGGACCGGGCGCTGACGCCCCTGGCGCCGGTGCATCTGCGCGGCCAGCGGAACCTCGACGGTGCCGTGCGCCTCTCGTGGATCCGGCGCGGGCGGATCGATTCGGACAGCTGGCTGGCTGCCGAGATCCCGCTCGACGAGCCGGTGGAGGCCTACCGTCTCGATATCCTCTCGGGCGAGACAGCGGTGCGCAGCGTCGAGACCCCCGCGCCGGTCTTCACCTATCCCGTTGTCCAGGAGCTTGCCGATTTCGGGGCGCCGCAGGCGGCGCTCTCCATCCGCGTGCGCCAGCTCGGCCGGGCCATCCCGCTCGGCCTGCCGGCACGCGCGACGATCACCCTTTGACGGAAAGGAACTCCGATGAATGACGACGCGAAAGCCTGGTATCAGTCGCGCACCGTCTGGGGGGCGCTGGTCGCGATCCTCGCTTCGCTTGCCAATGCGGCGGGTGTCGAGGTGACGGCCGGGGACGAGGGGGAACTGGCCGATCTCCTCGTGGCGGCGGTGGGCACGCTGGGCGGGCTTGTGGCGCTCTACGGGCGGATTTTGGCGCGCCGGCGCGTGCGGTGAGGCGGCTTGACGATCCACAAGGCATTCATTTGCCATTCAGCGTGGATCGTTTATTGCTTGCATCACACTGATCCACACCCGAAAGTACATTCATGGCCTCGCCACTTCTCATAACCGCCCTTGCGGCCAGCATGATCCTCCCGGGTCCCGTCGAGACGGGCACTGCACGGGGCGTCGTCGAGGTCGCCGGCGATTGCAGCGACGCGGCTGCGCAGGTGGTTTCCCAGACGGGGGGCGAACTGCTCTCGGCGCAGCCGAAGGGCGATACCTGCGTGGTGACGGTGCTCGTGCCCGGCAAGGGCAATGCCCGGCCGCGCAAGGTGACCGTGCGCGTGCCGATGTAA